CTGAAATTATGGTCTTTATGGCTGTAATTGTAGGTCTATGGCTTTTTTCAAAAGTAACAGCTTGGGCATTGAAATTATGTGCAGGTATATTCTTACTTGCTGGCTCATTCATAATCATTTTTAATTAGGAGAAATATATGCCAACCATCAGAGTTGAATACACAGAGCACGATACAAACGAACACATAACTATTGATAGAGAAATTTCAGATCCATCAGAGATGGATAAAACTTTTGAGGACATCAAAAATATTGTGAACGGTTCTTCCACAGGAAGTTTATATGAGGGTTTTGAAGATCCTCAACAAACTTTTGAATTTACTGATGATACACCATTGTATTATAGTAGTTCAGCCGAACCAACCCCTTTTGAAAGAGTTGTTGCTGACCAAGTCGCATGGAATGAAAAAACAAAAGAGAATGGTCCTACATGGCCTTTTCCATATGATAGACCATCTGAGAGTAAACTATCAGAAGATATTGATGTTTCAGATAGACCCGCTCAACAAACTCTTAGAGTTGACTCTGATGAGGACAATAATTTTTATTATAATGGGGCTTAATCATGGCTACAAAAGATGAGATGAAAAAATTTGCTATTGCAATTGAAGGTTTAGTTGCAAACACCGACTACACTTATCTTGAAGCTATCGTTGAGTATTGTAAAAAAACTGAACTAGAAATTGAGGTTGCAGCTTCGTTAATCAACGCAAATCTAAAATCAAAAATTGAATTGCAAGCAAGTGACCTTAATCTTCTTAAAACTAAAAACTCAAAATTACCAATATGACTGGATATGAAACTTTTGCATTATACAATTCACTCAAGTTGCATTTTACAAAAGATAGTTTTGATTTTTTTAAGTATGGTGGTAAATCTAGGATATCAGTAAATGCCTTTGAGAATAGAAAAGACAAATGGCATTTTTACAAGATTTCAAGAAAGTATACTAAGAGAGATGAACTAATATTTTTCTTAGTATCTAATTTTTTAGAAAATGATAATATTTGGGCTGGTGAATTATTAGAAGAGAAGTGCCATAGGGTGCATCTAAATAGGCAGAGGGTTATTCAATCTCTCTCTTATACTTTTAAAAATGATTGTTTAAATTTATTTGAGGGCATACAAAATCCTAATGATGTAATTAAAACATCTGGTGAATACCCAATACTACTAAAAAAGGCATTACAAAAGGAGGTAGAGATTGAAACTCTTTGTATATTAAATAATATACTCAAGTTTTTTGGTATGTGGAACCGTAAGATATCCGATACAATACGTTGGCCAGACTATTTCAAAAAGATAAGCAAGTATGCCCCATTTTTAAAGTATAATGTGTTACCTTATAGAATGACATTAAAAGAGGTTATAAATAAACAAGATGAAAAACTTAAAGACACTATATAACGAATCTAGCTTAAGTAGGGTACATTCACATACTCAAGGTAGAAATGTCGGTATGATTACTGCCCATCGTGGTGAGTTTGACGCTTCTGAAAACAAGAAGAGGAACAAATCACTAGAGAAAGATATTCGTAAGGCCGGTCATGGTTTTATACGAGTAAAGGGTCGTTATATAGAGAATCATGGTACACCACAGGCAAGACCAGTTGATGAACATTCTTATCTAGTTGTTGGTAAGAAAGGTAAAGATGGTGGTGCATTAAAAGGTTTTCTCAAGAAACATGGTGAGAAATACGGACAAGATTCTGTATTACACAAATCACATGATTCTAATGAAGCACATTTACATGGTACCAAAGAAGGTGGTTATCCAGGTAAAGGTAAGAAAGAAAGTGTAGGAACTTTTCACCCAAATCGTGCAGGAGAATTTCATACTGCTATGAGAGGGCATAGAACATTTGCATTTGAAGAGGTAAGTTTTGTAGCACCAGTAACATTCTCTTCAAGGCAAGAAACCGAATTTTAGTTGACAACTAAAATAAATTATATTATGATATGTAAGTGGATAAGTCGTTTATACTCCGTTAATACACCGTTAATACGAAAGGAACATTATGAGCAGTTTTGCAAACCTCAAGAGGGATCGCAACTCTTTAGCTAAGCTAAATAAAGCGATTCAATCTTCAACACAACCAGCAGAAGCTGGATCCAGAGATGATACGAGATTCTGGCAGCCAACAGTAGATAAATCTGGTAATGGCATGGCAGTTATTCGTTTTTTACCTGCACCTCCACTTGATGGTGATGATTCTTTACCTTGGGTAAGGTTATTCTCACATGGCTTTCAAGGACCAGGTGGTTGGTACATAGAAAACTCTCTTACTACTTTGAATCAAAAAGATCCAGTAAGTGAGCATAATTCAGTTCTCTGGAATTCTGGTATAGAAGCAAACAAAGAAATTGCTAGAAAGCAGAAGCGTAAGCTTTCTCATATATCAAACATTTTGGTCGTTTCTGACCCATCAAATCCTGAAAACGAAGGTAAGATTTTTCTTTACAAGTATGGTAAGAAAATCTTTGATAAACTTTCAGAGGCAATGAACCCTGAGTTTCAAGATGAAACCGCAATCAACCCATTTGATTTTTGGGATGGTGCTAACTTCAAACTCAAGATTCGCAAAGTAGAAGGCTATCGTAATTACGACAAGTCTGAATTTGCAAGTCCAGAGGCTTTGTATGATGGTGATGAAGCTAAGTTGAAAAAGATTTTTGACCAAGAGTATTCTTTAAAAGAATTTGTTTCTCCTGGTAACTTTAAATCTTATGATGTACTTAAAGCTAGATTAGATAAAGTTTTAGGTATTGATGGTACAGAAGTACCAAAAACTAAGGCTGAAACAAATGCAATTACAGATGATGAAGCATCTACGTTTGATACTTCAGAAGTAACTGAAGAAGATGATTTGAATCATTTTAAGGATTTAGTGAATAACTAAATTGTTTACAATTGAACATTTTGAACCCCCGCTTCGGCGGGGTTTTTTATGTGTACCTAAGAGATGGATCTATTTTAGATTTATCTCGTCCAACAACATTATTTTCTACTGTAAGACTTTTATTATTATTTGATATATTATTTACAATCATAGGTGTTTTTGGTTTTCTTTGTTGACTATGACCTGCATCAATTCCTGATGAGCCTGATGCAATATCACCACCACTTGGTGCCGTTGTTCCTGCCGATTCAATCAATGCAACTATTTTTGGCGCTCTTCTACCAACTTGCCTGTACCATTTACTATCTTCAAGACCTCTTGCAGCTGATGTGAAATCACCTTCTTTTAAAGCTTTAGCTGTGTTTGGCCATTTTGGCCACCATTGGCCCATGTTGAAACCTAAATCTATCATAGCCGCTTTACCAGCATAATTGGCTTCATCATAACCAGGTGTTCTTGAAGCTATTTTTTTATGATGAGCATAATCTTCTTCAAACATATCCATAACTTCTTTTTCACTAAAAGTTCTATTCATATCATCAGGTAAAGATTTACCATCACCAATTAAATGTCCAACACCAATGGTCCATAACCCAACTGAATCTTTATATGGTTCATAACGAATACCCTCATGTTCTATGATCATTGCTTTAATATCATCTTCACCAGATACTTTTGTAACTGGTTTATCTTTAGTGGGATCTTCAGATACAGGTGTTGGTTTTGTTGAACTAGATGAACCATCTTTTGCTTTTTGGCGATTTCCCATTATTCTTTGATATTCATCTTCAAGTATTTGCTCATTGAACTTTTTATTTTCCATCGCTTGTCTATTGTGTTCTTTTAACGCCTCATCTCTACTCATACCTTCTTTTTGTAATTCTTTAACACTTTGTGTATCATCAATAAATGTAGCTTGTTTCCTGCGAAATTTTCGGTGTGCGTCGTTATGAGGTCCTCTCTTTGCAAATCTTTTAGTTCGTTCTTGTATTTGTTTTCTTAATTTTTCTTTTGTTTCTTTTTTCTTTTTCCTTTCTGCTATTATTTCTGCAGCTTCTCTAAGCTTTCTTTCTCTTGTTGTTTCAGATTTTTTCCCCTTATCTTCTCCGCCAAATAACTTTCTACCTAAACTTTTGACACCCTTAACTATATTTTTAGCCCCATCTTTGATAGATTTAAAAACTCCTGTGATTTTTTCATATCCAGATTTGAAAATATCTATTACAGGTGAAATAAACCCCATAAATTTGTTAGCTATTTCTGAAAATAAACTTGTTACCTTTTCAACAACACCTTGAAAAAAATTACCCACACCTTCTGTTAGTTTTTCATATAACACAGCAGCTTTGTCTTTTAAACCCGAAACTGTTTCTAACAACCACTCTTTTATCACTTTAACAAATTCCATGAATTTTTCTTTAATCATGTTACCAACATCTTTAAATTTTTCTACAATAGCATCTTTGAAATTGGTAAATGCAAGTGTTACAATTGCACCAAGAGCTAAAACACCAATCAATATTTTAAATATCTTACCAGGTTTTAACATATCTATTAATGACGCAAAGAAACTTTTTTTCTTTTTACCACCTTTTACTTGAGTTACACCTTCATCTTTACCTATGTCAACCTCTAATTTCTTTTCTCTTTCATCAGATTTTAAAAAGAAAGCATCTTGTTTTTTAGATGGGTCAACACCTCTACCTTCCAAAACTATTGCTAGATTTTGACCTGCAACATTCAAATCTCTGGCTATACCAGAGAGAGCCATAAAGTTTTCACCAATACTTTTTAATACCTTTTCTTTTTTAGAGGCACTTTTTTCTACACCAGATAAAAGGTCTTTAAGTTCCATTAGTTTGCTAACGCCTCATTTAATGTTGAATCGAAAACATCAGCAGGTTTGCCTTTGCCACCACCACCCGTACTACCTTGATTATTATTATTAGTTGTGTTATTAACCATATCACCTGTATCAGCTGCTGATTCCATTCTTTTACTTTCAGATAGTTGAGAGGACTTTTCACTCATAGCAGCTCCGCCTGATGGTGCTGGAGGTGGAACTTCTACTGGTGATGCTGTAATACCTTTTGAACCACCACTTCGAGCATCATCAGCGGCATATGCCTCCATCTCCATAGCCTTCATCTTTTCCATGTTTTTCTTTTGTTGGTCCAAATCTCTTTGTTGTTCTTCTTGTTCGAGTTTTATATCTTCATCAGATATTCCAGGTTCTTCAGCTCTTAACTCATCAGCGGTCATAATACGACTAAGTTTTTCTTCTTCTGCTGGGTCATATTCAGCATCTTCATCATAATCAGGTCCAGCATCTTCATCATAAGCAGGGCTTGCACCATACCCACCATATTCCGCATTTAAATCTTCCTCAGTTAGTTCATATTTGTTTACAGATTCAGGTGAATCCTCAACCGGTTCAGGAGACCCAGATGCTTGTCTTTTTTTCTTTTCTGCTCTTTTCTTTTCTAAGTAGGCTCGTCTAGCTGGGGAAAGATTGCTTCTACCCTGATTTGGTTTATATCCAAGTCTAGCATCCATTTCCTCTTGGGTTTCACCTTTTAATGAACCTGGTCCAAGTTCAGACGTAGGGGCTGAATCTTTTTGAACTGTTACTGTTTTCGTGGTTGTAGTTTCTTCTTTAAATCCTTTACCACTTTTTTTCTCAACTTCTGTTGTGGTGCCCGATTCAATTATTTGTTCCATTTCTTTTTTAGCATCACTACCACTTTTAACATTACCAGCTGCACCTTCTTTTACTTTTTCTGGTTCAACATCACCACCAGCATCGCCACCACCACCAATTTGCATACCCTTAGGTAATATTGCATTAAGACCATTGATGATAGTTTTTTTGATACTAGAGAAAATTTCACCCATTTTTTCAAACACAGGTGCAACAAATTTACTTAATTTTGCACCGATATTCTCAATTGTTTCTCTATTGAAAAAACCAAATGTTAAAAACTCTAACATACCACCAAGACCTGCCATAATAGCACTTGATAAACTACCAGTTTTT